TCTGAGGAAGAGGTTGAAACGTTTAAGGCACGAGCCGAACAACTCACTCAATTTAAGTTTTTAAAACTTAAGCATTTACTTGTGGAGTTAAGAAGAGAACAATATACGCTGAAAGACGCAGTATTGCCGCAAATTGTAAGCTATGGGGAGATTATTGCGCCCGACGAAGAAGAAACTTTTAATTTTGAAATTTTTCCGTTTGGTGAACAACAAGATCTTTTGTTTAGAGATTTTGGAGAGTTATTGCCGCAGAATTTTTCAGAAGAAGAACTTAAAACCATTTCAAGTTATTATTGGAAGAAAAAAGAAGATGAAAAACGTATACGGCGCGAAAGCACTTTCTACTTCGATTTTAGAGAACTAGAAATGGTTTATCAGTTACTGTTACAGCAGGAAGAACTCCGGGGTACAACAGAAATTAACCAAAAATTGTTGGATATATTACAGTATTATGTGCGCCAGGCTGACCTTCCTCCCATTCAAGAAAAAATTTTGGTTATGAAGATTAGAAGGAATAAGAACCAAGATATTGCGAACTTTGTGAATGGGGAGTTTGGAAAGAGTTATACGGCGAATTATATTAGTACGATTTTTCGACAGAAGATTATACCTGCAATTAATGAGGTTGCGGCCTATCATGAGAGGATAGTGGGGAGTCTATTTTTTGAAGAGGATTTTAAGACCTGCAGTGGATGCGGCCGGCTTTTACTGCGCGACCCCATCAACTTTGTGAGAAGAAGTCGTGCAAAAGATGGACTTAGCAACCATTGTAAGAAGTGTGATAAAGAAGAAAGAGAAAAGAAAAAGGGAGGTATTATAAAAGATGGCGAAAGATATTAAGGGATTTCAGCGCCAACTCCTCCAACTTGAACCAGTTGAATTTATTGGTGTCGCTCGCATTTTAGGGGTTCAATTGTTTGATGTGGAAAAGAATGAGCCTATGATGTTTGATGAGATTTTTGCGGACATGATGGAGAAATATGCGGGGCTATCGCGCAAACAAAGGCGGAACTTAGAACGTTTACTGCGCGCGGCCACTAAAAAGGAAGACGATTCAAATGATTAAAGGTGATAAAATACGCCCACCGCAGGACTTCTTAGTAAAGCAATGCGCGCGGTGTAATGGTAATTTTGGGCCTGAAAACTACACAAAAACAAAAAGTTGGTTTTATCCAGATGGATATTTGCCAGTTTGTAATGATTGTTTAAAGGCTTATTTACAGCACTATGATTTTGATTGGGCATATGTGAGTAAGATTTGTCAATATGCGGACATTCCTTTTGTTCCGACCAAGTGGGAGGAACTGCGAAAAGTGAATGGGGATGATGTATTTCCAATTTATGCGTTGGTTTTCTTTGGAGAAGAATTTGAAGACTTAGGATGGGGCGACTATTTTGAGGAGTTCAAACGTCTACAGCGCGAAAGCATTATAGAAGAGGAGTTACCAGAGTTAAGAGAAGAGAAGATTAGGAAGCTAAAGGAAAAATGGGGTCCAAACTATGATTATGATGCGCTGACTTATCTTGAAAATCTTTATAATGGTATTTTACAGACACAAAATGTGAATGGCGCCCTTCAAGGCGACCAAGCACTTAAACTTTGTAAGATTTCTTATGAGATAGATAATTGTATTAGAGAAGGAAGCGCTGTTGATAAATTACTTGCAAGCTATGATAAGTTAGTTAAAACAGCAGAATTTACGCCAAAGAATGTTAAGAGCGCGAGTGATTTTGACTCTGTTGGAGAGTTATTTAGATGGCTTGAAAAAAGAGGTTGGCGCAATCGCTACTTTGATGGAGTTACTCAAGATGTGGTAGATGAAACAATTCAGAATATTCAGAATTATAATCAGAGATTATATACCAATGAAAGTGGAATTGGTGATGAGATTACGCACCGAATTGAAAACCTGAAGGCGGCGCATGATATTGAGGAACAGGGATATTTTGGCGCCGACCGAGATGATTATGATTTGGATACTTATGATACTATCGGATATGATAATTTATTTAAAGATGAGGAAGAAGAAGAATTTAATACTGATTTAGGTGATGATTTAGATGTCTAAAAGAATTTTTAGAGAAAAGAGTTCTTTAGACAAGGAAATTCTCAAACGTGGACAGCGCGAGGGCATTGAAATTGATAAAGGTGCAGTTTTGACTACGCCATATTTGGAAGCCCATGAAGAGTTGTTTCGTAAATATGCGGAATTTTTTACGGCTTATCCAGATTTATTTTTGGATTTGATAAAGCCTGAGTCATCAAGTTTTACTCTTTTCTTTTATCAGAGAATTGTTTTGCGCGCGATTATGAGATTTAAAGAAGTTTATGTGGTTGCGTGCCGTGCGTTCTCAAAAAGCTTTTTAACTATTATTGCAATGTATTTGCAATGTGTATTTATTCCTGGTACTAAGCGATTTATTTGCGCCCCGGCTAAAAATCAGTCAGCGCAAATTGCTAAAGAAAAAATCTTTGAGATTTATAATAACTGGCCACTTTTGCGCCGAGAGGTAGTGGGCGGTGATATTACGGATACGCCAGGTAATTTTGGTAAGGACTACGTAACTTTAAAATTTAGGAATGGCTCACAATTCGACGTTGTTGGCGCCCTTGATAGCCAACGTGGCGGACGTCGTAATGGTGGTCTGATAGACGAGATACGCGACCATGATGAAGAAGCATTAAATGAAATTGTTTTGCCGCTTCTGAATGTTTCGCGCCGGCTTCCAGATAATACAGTTAATGAATGCGAGCCAAATCAGCAAACAGTTTTCTGTACTAGTGCGGGTAATAAAATTAGTTTTGCATATGATAAGTTAATAGATGTTTTTGAAAATGCAATTATTGACCCAAAGAATTCTTTTGTAATGGGTTGTGATTATAGGGTTCCAGTTCTTCATGGATTAATTGACCGCAACTTTATTAATAAATTAAAGAGTTCTCCGGCTTATAATGAAGAATCATTTGCGCGAGAATATCTCTCAATTTGGAGCGGTAGTTCAAGTGAATCCTGGTTCAATTATGATAAGTTACAAAAGTATCGGAAAATAAAAAATCCCGAAACGCACTTTTCTAATGGAGCTGGAGCAAAACAATTCTACATATTATCAGTAGACGTAGGTCGTCTTAATGACCAAACTGTCTGCTGCGTCTTTAGAGTTAATACTGTTCAAGGAAAGTATATTGCGACTTTAGTGAATTTATTTGTTCTTGGGCGCACAACTGAAACGAAGCCTTTTACGATTCAGGCGCGCGACCTCAAGAAGATTATAAGGCAATTTAACCCAAAAGAAGTTGTGATTGATACTAATGGTCTTGGTGTTGGTCTTGCCGATGAAATGATAAGGACTCAAATGGATGATAATGGTGAACAATTGCCGCCTTATGGATTTATAAATGATGAAGAATATAAGAAGATACAACCAAAAGATGCAGTATGTATTTTATATGGAATAAAAGCTAACGGACCTCTTAACTCACAAATCCATGGTAATGCTTATTCAAGACTTACAAGCGGTAAGGTTCGCTTCTTAATAAAGGAGCAAGAAGCAAAAAGTGCGCTTCTTGCAACAAAAGCTGGCCAAAAAATGACAACCGAGCAAAGAGTGAAACGTTTAATGCCGCACGAGATGACGACTCGTCTTTTTGAAGAAATGTCCAATTTGCGTTTACGGCGCGCGGGTGCTTCTCTTGATATTGTCCTTGAGCAAATTAATTCTCGTTATCCAAAAGATAAATATTCAGCATTTGCTTATGGTCTTTGGCGTATTAATGAACTTGAAATTGAAGAATATAAGCGTGTTCAACATCGAACTGGTGTGCGTAAACTAATTTTTTACACAGGAGGAAGATAAATGGATGAACAAGTTGTAACTAGGGATTTATCCTCCTTTACAAAATCAATTAACCAGATGATTTCAACCAATTCACAATCTTATTCAAATCGTTATCATACATATACAGAAAGAAGCGTACAATATACTCATACTGAAATTGAAAATATTGTAAATGGTAATTCATTAGAAGCAAAACAGAAATTATCCCGCGATTATTTTAACAAGGACGGTTTATATAAGCGGATAATTATCTACTATGCAACTTTATTAAAATATCTTGGGGTATTGATACCTAATCCAAGTTTTGGGCAAGAACTCTCCACTTCTCACCTAAAAAAGAGATATTTTAATGCGGTTAATTTTGTAGATAAAATAAAACTGCCTATCCTTGCAACTAATTGCGCCATTAAAGCTTTAGTTGAAGGCTGTTATTTTGGAATTTTCCAAGTAACAGAAAATGGGAATGTCTATGTAATTGATTTACCGACTTCCTATTGCCGGACTCGTTTTAAGGACCTCGAGGGTAATGATATAATTGAGTTTAATGTAAGTTATTTTGACAAGATAATTGACGAAGAAGAAAGAAAACTTTTCTTATCGGCTTATCCAAAAGAGATACAAGCCGCATATAAAAAGTGGAAGAAGGGAAAATTAAAAAGTCCGTGGATATTTTTATCTACGGAAATGACAATTTGTTTTCCATTTTTCTTTGAAGGCGGCCCGCTCTTCTTATCCATCATTGATGATATAGAGAAGTATAAGGACGCTGTGGACGACGAAATTGAACGTGACCTTGAAGAAATTAGGAAAATAATTGTTCAAAAAATCCCGCATCTGACTGATGGTCGTCTCGTATTTGAGCCACCTGAGGCAGAAGAAATGCATAAGGGCGCAGTTGGAATGTTGAAGTCAAATCCGAACATTAGTGTTTTAACAACCTATGCGGATGTTGAGGCTATTGTTTCTAAGACTTCTTCCGACAATGTCCATAATAATTTGGATAAGATGTTACAAACTGTCTATAGTGATAGTGGTACAAGTAGTCAGATTTTTTCTTCAACTGGTAGTTCTACTTTAGAGACTTCTGTCAAAAATGATGTTGCGATGATGATGGTTTTTGCCAACAAAGTCGCCGCTTTCGTTACTTTCCTTGTCAACAAACTTTATTCAAACTCAAATATAAACTTCAAATATTCCATTCTTCCTATAACTTATTATAATGAGAAGGAATATTTAGAGATGACCTTTAAAACTGCAAGTTCTGGTTATAGTTTAGTGTTGCCGGCGCTTGTGTTTGGTCTTACTCAGAAAGATTTAATTAATATGAAAGATTTAGAAAATGATGTTTTAAACCTGAAATCAAAATTAATCCCGCCGGATTCATCTTATACACAAAGCGGCACAGGTAATCCGGTTGGCCGGCCAAAGGTAGCAGAAGAAGAAAAGTCTCCGAAAACTTTGGCAAATGAAAAATCATTAGACAATCAAACTGAAGGAGGCTCTGATTGATGGATGAAGAAAAATTAATTAGAGAGTTCCCTGTGACTGTCTATGGTAACTTAACCAAATATTCAGATACAATTTCAAAAGCAAGAGTTAGAATTTTTTATCGTGGGTCTAATAGGAATGGTACTTATATTTCTGACGAGTTTGCGGAAAAGCTTTTAAGCACTATTTCCTATTCTCCGATAAAAGGTATTTTTGAAGAGTCAGAGGACGATTTTTCGGACCATGGAACTGAAAGAGACTTAGGCCGCATTTATGGTATTGTGCCCGAAAGCCATAATTTTGCTTGGGAAAAGTTTGTAGATGATGATGGAGTAGAAAGAGAATATGCCTGCGTGGATGTTTTACTTTATACTTCTCTTTATAAAGAAGCTCAAATGATTCCTGGCAAGTCTCAGTCTATGGAACTTTATGCTCCCTCAATTAAAGGTAGCTGGGAAATTATTGAAGGTAAAAAACTTTTTAAATATACTGAAGGTTACTTTTTAGGTTTACAAGTCCTTGGAGACAAAGTTGAGCCTTGCTTTGAGGGTGCCGCGTTTTTCAGTTTATATGAAAATTTTGTTAAGTTAACAAAAGAACTGGAAAAGTTTGGTTATATGTTATCAGGAGATAGAGACGAAGGAGGACAGAAAAAAATGGAAGTTAATTTCAAGCTTTCTGACTCTCAGAAGTATAATGCTATTTTCGCTCTCTTAAACAACACTTACGAGGAAGATGGCGGCTGGGTTATTACCTATACTATTTGTGATGTTTATGATGAGTATGCAGTTTGCTACAATTATGAGCATCAGCAGTATGAGAGAGTTTATTACACCAAAGATGATGCTAGTGATTCTTTAGTCCTTGGTGACAGAGTCCGTTGCTTCATTGTTGATGTGACAGAAAGTGAATTAAACGCGCTTAACGCGTTAAAAGACCTCAATGGTGGCAATTTTGAGCGCATTGATGAAAATTATGCGAAAATTGCTGAATATGAGCAGAAAATTGAAGAGTTAAATAATTCTGTTTCTACTTTAGAGCAGGAAAAGGGAGAGTTTACTTGTAAGTTAGAGGATAACGCTCAAACCATCGAGACTCTTCAAAATGAAAACGCGGCTTTAAATTCTTATAAGGCTGAGATTGAAAAGGCCGAAAAGGAAAGCATTATTGATTCCTATGCTAATCTCTTGTCGGAAGATACTCTTGATTCTTTCAGAGAAAAAATCGATGAGTATACTGCTGTTGAGTTAGACAAGGAGCTTGCTTATGCCTTAAAGCAAAATAACTTCTCCGCTTTTAAGAAGGAAGAGGCTCCCGTTGTAATTCCTAAGGACAATCCCCCAACTGGAATAGAGGGTATTTTATCCAAATATAAAAAATAATAACTGGAGGTTTATGAAATGGCTATTAATAGATTAGCGAAGGACGGCTATGGTCAGTTAGAGCTGAACCAAGTTGCCTTCCGTCGTGATGGCCGCATTGAGGCGCAGTGCGCTTTAGATGCTACCGATTTTGCTTCCGCTCCTGCGGAAAATGGCATGATTCTTTGCGTTGACAATGTCAGCCGCACCATTAAGCTGCCGACTTCTGCCAATATTGCGAAGTATCCCCTTGCCCTTAATTATTCTGCTGAGCACCTCTATGACGAGCGTGCGCTCGGCCTCAAGAACTTCAAGCTGGGTCTGAATGACTTCTATCCTCGCTTAGGTTATCTTGACATTGGTGATAAGTTCACCACCAATACTGTTTGCTATGACACTTCTGACTTTGCTGATGACGACGCCCTTAAGACCGCGTATGCTGCCGTTGGCACCACTCCGCTTTATGCTGTTCCTTATCAGGATGGCTATTGGCAGATTGTTGATACTCAGCCGCAGTCTGGTCTCTATTGCTCCGTCGTGACTGGCACTGGCGCCGGCTCCATGCCTGATGGCCAGTATGCCATTAAGCTGCAAGTCATCTCTCGTGTCTAATTTTTGAGAAGGAGGTAACAATAATGGCTGCTACAATTGCTGAAATTAAAGAATTAGCTCTGCACGCTGCGAAGCGTACCGCTCCTGCCACCTTCTCCGTTGACCAGGTTGATGCGGCTTTAGCTGATAGCTTTAAGGAGCTTGCTGGTAATATTAACCAGTTCATGAAGAATCGTTATGATATTTATCAAATTTTAATCGAGACCGTTGATGAGGTTGTTCCTAACCGCGTTATTGATGCTGTTGGCATTTTTGCTGATGTTCGTCAAGTGGGCCAGGGCGACAAGGTTCTCTTTAAGCAGGCTGTTGGTAAGACCCGCGCTAAGAAGTTCTTAACGACCGTTGGTCTTTCTGGCGTGTATGAGACATTCCGTCTTGATACGACCACCTTTGAGCTGCCCATCCGTGCGATTGGCGGTGCTTGCACCCTCGACTTTGAGCGTATGCTTGATGGCGCTGAAGTTATGTCTGAGTTCATGGAAGTCATGACCGATGCTCTGACTGATTCCATCTATCTCGAGGTTCAGAAGTGCCTGCGCGCTGCTGTCAACACTATTAAGCCGACCGCTAACAAGGTTGTTGGTTCTTGGAATGCTGACCAGATGGTTCGCCTTTGCAACATTGTTAAGTCCTATGGCCAGGGCGCCACGATTTTTGCGCCGCCCGAGTTCATCGCTGCGATGGGCCCCGATGCTATAGTTCCTGTTGCGACCGGTACCGGCCAAGGCATCTATCATCCTCAGGATATTGAGCGTATCCACTATCAGGGCTACATCAATATCTTCCGTGGCAATCCCGTTGTGTCCTTCCGTCAGTCTTATGTTGACGATGAGAACACCAAGGTCGCTATTGACCCGCAGTTCGCTTACATTCTTCCGACTGGCGGCGAGCGCATAGTCAAGGTTGTTCTTGAGGGCCAGACCCAGGTTTGGGATTGGACCAATAAGGACCAGTCCATGGAGATAGACTTCTACAAGAAAATCGGTGTTGGCATCCTTGCTACCCGTAATTGGGCTATCTATCAGAACACTGCTATCACCACTCCGGTGTACGGTGGCTAAGTCCTACGGTATATAAAAAAGTGGGGAAGGGGATTTCCCCTTCCCCTTTTTTAAAATAAAAATTTTTGAGTGAAAAGGAGTATGAAAAAATGGAAAACAAGCAAGTAGTTTTAACTAGTACAATTGACGCTTTTGTCAATGTTGATGTGCCAGAGTTACGTCTTAAGAGACTTTGGGAGCGCAAGGGCGCGAAGAAAACCATTCCTCTTGATGTACTGAGAGAGGCTTTTTATGAGCCAAGTGTTGAGTATTTACTGCGGCAGGGTATCCTTTATATTGATGATTTAGATGTTAAGATTGAGCTTGGCCTTGAGGAAGAGTCCGCGAGAGAACCTAATGCGAAGCTTAATATTCAGATATTAAAGGACGAAGATATAAATCGTCTTTTAACTGTTGTTCCTATTTATGATTTTAAAGATAAGCTGAAGGATTATACGAAGGAACAGATTCAAGAAATCGTGGATTATGCAATAGCGCATGATTTTACTAACTTTGATAAATGTGAATATTTAAAGGAGCTTAGTGGTTTTGATATTATCAGAACTGTTCAGTTGAATCACCAAGATAAAGAGGGGGAATAATAAATGACTCCTTATTGGAAGGTCTATGAGGCCTTTCTTGCAAAAACTCTTGAAGATGAATGGGGTCAATGGATGCCAGAAGAAACAGAAGCAGATTTACAAGCTATACTGAAAGGCGCGATTCCCTATTTTAAGTTTCCAAGAGTTAGTTTAGAAAGAGATGACCGCGGTTTTATTGAAGACTTGAATAATGAAGAAATTCAAATTCTTGCGACTTATATGAAGTGTGAATGGTTAAATCGGTCTATTATGACTTGGGAGAATGTAAAGCCGCTTTATGAGGAAAGAGACTTCTCTCAAGCAAATTTATTGGACAAATTAAAAAGTACCTTGGAATACGAGCGACTTAATGCCGCGCGCCTTGAAGGTTTTTATTATCGTTCAATAAAAGGGCAGTCTTATAAATATAGTAACTTGGCAGGAAGCACTTGATGACTTATGTTGAGTCTATAAAAGAAGGCTATTATAATAAACTTCGTAATAAACTCTTTGGGTTACTTTGTGAATTTGAAAAAGGTAGAGAATGGGAGAAGTTCTTAGACTCTATTTTAATTGAATTAATGGGGTTCCCAGATGAGGAAAAAACCATTAATTATTTCACACTTTTTTATAAGATTTCAACCTTAAGATATTTGAAATATGAGTATTTTCGTTCAACAATTTTTGATTGTATGGATTTATTAGGCAAGGAGGGATAATATGGATAGGAAACCTCCGGTTGGCTATTATGATATTTATCTAAAAAGATTAAATAGATATGGGTTAAATTATCAAGAAAGAACTCAAAAGAAAAGAGAACGCGAGTTTGAGGATTATATGCTTAAAAGCGTTTATCTAATTGAGTTTGAATATGATGATGAGACCCATCCAGGCATTTTTGAACGATATAAACAAGATGAAACTGAAACTTTACATTATCTTTTAACGCGCACTTCTCTTAATATGCCGAATGGTACGATTTTAATGTTACCTAACAAAGACGATATTAAACAGCCTTGGATGATTTGGTATCTAGAGAGGATTAAAGCTAGCGGATATAATCGCTATATTATGTTAAGGATGACCCATTTTCTTACTTGGACAAGTAGGGATAAGGTTACAAGAACTTCTTGGGCATATATGTATGGTCAAGAAAATAATATGTTAAAAGATGAGCTACAATCGCGCAGCCGTATGGATACGCGATATACCGAAAATTTAAAGCTAAGTTTCTTTGTTATGCCTACTACTCCATATTTAAGAAAAGATGATTATTTAGAAATTGGTGAAGGACTTTTACAAGAGTCATATCGTGTAACCGGTTATGATATTCAATCTTCTGCGGGAGTTGAATATGTAAGTGTTGACCCAATTTATAAATATGATTTAACTCCTCCACCTGAGCAAACACCTGAAGATAATCCAGAAGATTTCTATTGGTTAAATGGAGGTGGGTCATAATGGGAGTTAGAAATTGTCGAGATATAGGCGAAAATCTTCAAAAGATTGTAACTCGTTTAATGGCTAATGATAAATTAGTTAATCTGCTTTATTTTACAGATAAAGACCCACTTTCTCATAATCCTTTACAAGAGGGAGAAAAGAGAGACCTAATCTTTGATAAGCTTATTAAAATTGTCCCACGACTTGGCGCTGAAGAGAAAGAATTAGCAACTTCTATAATTTCTATCCGTGTTGTGCGCGGGCGCCAGAATAGTGAAAATAGTGAATTTAAGGATATGATAATTGAAGTTGAGACTTTTGTTCCTTTGACTCAATGGATGATTAAAGATTCTAATTTGCGGCCTTTTGCTATTATGGGCGAAGTTCAAGAAAGTCTTAATGGTAAGACTATTAATGGACTAGGAAAAATGGTTGGTGGAGATTTTGACTTAAACTTTTTGTCTGAAGAAATATCTTGTTATGTGCAGATGTTTTATCTAACAAGTTATGAGTAATGAAACAACCTTTTTAGGGCTTCCTAAGGATTTTCATCATAAGTTTTTAATTTATCCGCCTACCGTTAAACAAGTTGTTGGCAATCCTAAATTCTCTCAATATAAGACATTATTAACCCTTTCTCAAGAAGAATTAGAAGATGTCTTCATTAAAAATAATAAAGAAAAAGGGTTTAATGATTATGATAAGTTTAAAGTTCCTACACCTTTTGAATATTTATTTGCTAATAGTTATCATAATAAAGAAGTAGAAGAAATTGCTAAAGAAGCCTTCTATTTCTTTACAAAGCAAGAAATAACTTTTTTATTTGAAAAAGGCTTGATTTTAATTGGTAATTTAGAAGATGAATTAAAAAGAGTTAATGGTAATGTGGATGCATTAGTCTTTTTAAAAGAAGAAGAATTTTTTGAGTTTCAAAATGAAATTCGGAATTGTCTTGGAGAAGATAAAGTAGACCCACCTGACCCAACGCTTCATCCTAGGGCGCGCCGCATGAAAGCACTTGCGCGCTATAGAGACAAGATAAAAGCTCAAAAAGGAATGGGAATTAATTTAGAGACAACTTTGGTTTCAATTTGCTGTATGGGAATTGGAATTACTCCACTTAATATTGGAGAGTTAAGCTATGCGTCATTAAGCGAAATAATGCGTCGATATCAAGAGAAAGAAAAATATGAGATTGATATCCGAAGCTTACAAGCTGGCGCAGATTCAAAGAAAATAAAACCAAAATATTGGATTAGGAATTTAGAAAACAAATAAATAATTAGGAGGCCATAAAAGAATGAATATTCTTGATAGATATGGTATTAAAGAGGTCGCTGACGTTACCTTCTATGACTTAAATGCTGATGGTACTCCGAAGCATCCTGTTTTATACCTGGACACCTTAAAGGTTACGACTATCGAGCAGACCGCCGAAGAGACTGAGGCCCGTGGCGGCAAGGGTAATGCGGCCCTTATAGCTTGGGACTATGGTAAGGAGATTAATGTTAGCATTGAGGATGCGCTGTTCTCTGCGAAGTCCATGGCTATCATGTTTGGTAATGGTACTGTTGCTGAGTATCTGACCACCACTGGTAATGATGCCTATAACGCCTTCATTATGAAGACCGAGCAGTTTAATCCGACTGGCACTACAGTTCCCACGAATGGCGGTTCTGGTTATAGCGATACTAGCGGTTGGAAGGCTAAGTTTGAGGCTCCCGATGGCAAGCTTTATACCAAGTATAATCCGAAGTTCTATGATGCCAATGGTAATGTTGCTACTGCCTTTATTGTTGGTCAGACTTACTTCTGCACCTATGATATAAAGGTCAACGGCGCTGTTATTGAGATTTCTGCTAACAGTTTCCCTGGCACCTATTATGTCACTGGCGATACCTTTGCTCGTGCCGAGGCTTCTGGTAAGGATGAGTTCTTCCAGTTTATTATCCCCAAGGCTAAGGTTCAGTCCGAGAACACCATTACGCTTGAAGCCGAAGGTGACCCCTCTGTCTTCAACATGAACCTGAAGGTTCTGCGTCCTGCGGACGGCATTATGATGAAGCTTGTTAAGTATGACCTGGCTGAGACTGGTACTGATAAGGCTGCTGAAGACCTTACCATTTATCACAACCACTGGTTAGACGTTCCTGCTACTACGGCGACTCAGGATGCCGAGTATCAGACCGACGATACCTGAGTAAAAATTTAATTTCGTTGAAAATGGGTGGATGGCCGGCGCTGTCCACCCTTTTCTTTTAGGAGGAACAAATGGAAAACGAGTTCTCACTTAAAGAATTGTATGAAGTGTTCTTAAAAACTACTTATCCTATGGAGATTGCAGGAAAGCAGTTTCAAGAGGGAGAAAACCTCTGCATATTTGATAAAATTCAAATAGCAAGTTTTAATGAGAGAAAGGAAGTTGTTACCGCGCACGGCGGCTTTGAAGATAGAGACCGAGTTTTTTGGGAGACAACCAAAGAAATTGATATAGATTTTTCTCAAGGAATTTTTAATAGTTTACAGTTTGCTCTTTTAAATAATTCAAAATTATTAAGAACTGTTGACAATACTGCTTTGAGAATTCCTATTAGAGAAAAAATTGAGAGTAATAGGCAAAAGAAAGTTATTTTAACAAAGGTACCTTGCGCACATACTGAGGTTTTCTTTTATGATGCACAGACGGGTGAAAGAGTAAATTTAACTTTTGTTCAGGAAAGAGCATATGAGGCGCCAACTGCTTTTAAAGAATATATTTGTGATTATTATTATGATTACGAAAATGGCGCGCAGTATGTTACAATAGGAAATAGAATGATAAATGGGTTCCTTCGCTTAGAAGGAAAAACGCGAGTAAAGGATGATATTACAGGTAAAACTAGAACCGGAATTATAGAAATTCCTAAATTAAAATTAATGTCTGGTTTATCTATGAGATTGGGGAAAAATGCGAACCCTGTGGTGGCTAATTTTAGAACCTTAGCTGTGCCAGTTGGGGCGAGAGAAAGTAGTTCTGTAATTAATCTCTATTTCCTCAATGATGATATAGATAGTGATATGTAAATAGAAATCAGCATTAATTTTAGATTAATGCTGATTTTTTTTATTGGAGGGAATAAGATGGCTGATAAAAAGTTTAATATCACATTTGATGTTGATGCTAATATTACGCCAGTAAAGAATGCGATAAGCGGGCTGCAAAGCGCACTTAGTAAGATTAATATACCCGAGAATTTTAAAAAGGGATTAACAGATACTTTTACCAAATTAGATAATGAAATTAAGAATTTTGAGTCTATTGCTAGTAAGGGATTTACTAATCTTGCGGATGTCAATAAGGCCGAAAAGTCTTTTGATAGAGTTACAGATTTACTAAGTAAATTAAGAACTGAAGCTGCGCGATTAAAGGGAGTAGATCCAAACAAGTTATTACCGAAGGAAACGATTGATAAGACCAAAGCTTTACATTCTGAATGGGTTAAATTAAAGGCCGCGATGGATAAAGGTTTTGGTAATACTGCAGAAATTGCAAAGCAAAATCAAGAGTTAGATAAACAAAACAATAAATTAGAAGAACTTCAAGGTAAATATAATGACCTCGCCGCGGCGAATAAAACTATGGGTGCGAGAAGAGGAACTTTATCTCAATCCTTAGATGCTGACACAAAAAAGGCTACAGAGCTTGTTGCAAGAATGCAAGAGCTTGAAAAAGTCAAAGGTGGTAACAGAACTGCTGAATATAAACAATTAAGTGGCCAGTTGGAAGTTTTAAATGGTAGCATTAAGCGAAATCAAACTGAATATGATAACTTAGGTAAAAAAATTAATGAGAATAAAACAGCAATGGCTGGTTATTCTACTCAAATCACTTCAACTGGAAATACTATATCTCAGATTACTGCAACAATAGAACAGTTAAAATCTGCGGCGCAACAGACTCCTGAAGGTTTAAACCAGTTAAGAGAAAAACTCGCAGAGGTTAAAGGGGTTAATTTAAACGAAATTCCAACTGATATTGATGCAATTGGCAGAGAAATTCAAGATTTAAATGTTGATCAAGTTCGACAATTAACTCAGTCAATAGATGGATTAGAACCGCCATTAAAAGAAGCTACTAATGCCACTCAAGGCTTAGGCAATGCAATGGACACAGCCTCTGGTCAAATGCGTGAAATGACCGCCAGAGAGAAAGAAATTGAACAACTTGCAAATCGAGTAAAGTATTTCTTCTCAATTGGTAATACTGTCCAACTTTTTAAACGAGCTGTTAAATCTGCTATTAATACAGTTAAAGAACTTGATGAAGTAATGACTCAAGCCGCTGTGGTTACTAAGTTTGATGTCAGTGGTATGTGGGCTCAATTACCTGAGTACACGAAGCGCGCGAATGAACTTGGTGTCACGGTTAAGGGTGTCTATGAAGCTTCAACTCTGTACTATCAACAGGGTCTTGAAACTGAGCAGGTTATTGGAGTTACAAATGAAACTCTGAAAATGGCTAAGATTGCTGGCCTTGACTATGCAACAGCAACTAACTATATGACTTCTGCCCTTCGTGGGTTCAACATGGAAGTTAATGAACTTTCTGCACAGAAAGTTAACGATATATATTCTCAGTTAGCGGCGAAGACGGCATCTAATGTCGAAGAAATTTCTATAGCTATGTCTAAAGTTGCTCCTCTGGCACATAATGCTGGTATGGAAATTGAGACAACTGCTGCAATGCTTGCTCAGATGATTGAGAAGACTCGTGAAGCACCTGAGACTCTCGGTACTGCTATGAAAACTGTTATAGCACGCTTCCAAGAGTTAAAGAAAGACCCCGCGCTTATTGAGCCAGTTGATGGTGAAATGGTTGATGCTAATAAGGTTGAAACTGCACTTAATACAATTGGTGTTGCATTAAGAGATACAAGTGGCCAGTTTAGACAATTAGATGAGGTTTTTCTTGAGATTTCACAAAAATGGGATACTCTTGATGTTAATACACAAAGATATATAGCTACAATTGCGGCTGGTTCTCGTCAGCAATCTCGTTTTATTGCTATGATGGCTGACTACGCAAGAACTACAGACCTTGTTAAATTAGCCAATAATTCAGCTGGAGCAAGTAGCGAACAGTTTGAAAAGACTCAAGCTTCATTAGCAACAGCTTTAAATAGATTAAAGAATGCTTGGGACCAGTTTGCAATGGGTCTGGCTAATAATGAAGTTATTAAAAAGGTTATAGATTTAATTACTGGATTTATTAATATTGTTAATAAGGCTATTGATACGATTTCTCGTGGAAATAGTATCGTCAAGTCTATTCTTAATCTTGGTGCTTTATTGGGTGGAATTAAATTAGCAAAAGCTGCTTTTACTGGATTTTTTAATTGGTTACTAAAAGGAAGTAAATTAATTGGAGCTGAGGCTGGAGCCAGTTTTGGTGCGAATATTAGAAAATCATTAAAATCATTAGAAAAGGCCTTTGCTAAAACAACTTGGGTTGGTCCAAACTTAACTGCAGCTAGAGTTGAGGTACAAAAATTAGCTGCGGCTGATTTAACTACGGCAGATGCACAAGATAGATTATCTGCTGCGCAAGCAATATATAATAGGTTATTAAAGGAATCAATATCTGGTTTAACGTTGACTAATGCTCAACAAGCCGCCGCTAATACGTTAATTGGTATGGGTGTTGATGAAACGTTAGCTCAAGCCGCTGCACTTAGCGGACTTACAAAAGAAGAAGTAGATGAAATTATAACCAAGGGAATTAATAATAAAGAAACAGAAGAACAAATAACAGCAAGATTAGTTGAAGTTGCAACAATAAAAACAGAAGCCGGAGCAGAAGCTGGTTTAATTACTACTCAAAAGATGGGTATTTTAACTAGATTAAAATATATAGGTCTTTTAATATTTGGTACTAGAAAACAAAGAGAAGACGCCTTTTCTAAATTAGGAATGGCTGGGGCGACTGCTACAGCCACAGCAGCTCAAGAAGCTTTTAATGCATCTCTTTATGCTTGTCCGATAGGCTGGATTATTGCTGGTATTTTAGCATTAGTTGCTGCAATGACTATATTGGTAGTTCTTGTTGCTAAGAAATTTTCACTTACAGAAAAAATGAAAAATGCTGCAAAAGAAACCGATGCGGCAAAAGAGTCTGCTAATGAAGCCAAGCAAGCATATGATGATCTTTTAGGTGATAATGAAAAATATGATGAATTACAAAAGACTTTAGAAGATTTAACATATGGTACTATAGAATGGAAACAAGCTTTAGTTGAAGTAAATAATCAGGTTTTAGAATTAATTAATAAATATCCAGCTTTAAT